AAGACCAGTAACACCGGAAAGACCAGTAACACCGGAAAGACCAGTAACACCGGAAAGACCAGTAACACCGGAAAGACCAGTAACACCGGAAAGACCAGTAACACCGGAAAGACCAGTAACACCTGAAGCACCGGAAAGACCAGAAACACCTGAAGCAGCTACAAGAATTGCTCAATCACCAGTTTTATCTTCCGTACCCCCTCCTATAACACCTGAAGCAGCTACAAGAATTGCTCAATCACCAGTTTTATCTTCGACACCCCCACCGACGTTACCGACTTCAACAGTTCCGCCAGCACCAACTGCGCCAATAGATGCACTAAAACCTATTGATGTACCTGCTGCTGTACCGGAAAGAACGATAAATGCATCTAGTCCAGCAAATGCTCCTGAAGCGTCAGCAAGAACAAGAATGTCAGTGCTTTCTGAACCAAACAACGAGTCAAGACCTAGAATTCCACCAACTTTTAATGCTGCGCCATCGCTATCACCATCAGCAACACCAGCACCACCGGCTGCACCAGTAGATGTTTCCAGAACACCTATACCTGGTCCTGATGCTTCTAGAGTTCCTCCGACTGGAACAGCCGAAACACCTAGATCCACTTCTACTACTGGCATTGGGGACACGATAAGCAAAATTAGCGCAGGATCTGGACGGGGTGCTGTCGTAGGTGCTACAATTGGAGCAGGTGTAGCAGAAATAACTGGGCAAAATGCTACATCAGGCGCGATTGCAGGAGCTGAAGCTGCAGCAACAACAGTTGTATTAAGTCAAGCGGCAGAACAAACTATCAAAAGAATGGTTAGAGAGACCACAATAGGAGTCGCAATAAAAAAAGTCCCATTTGCAGGTTTATTGGCTGGGCTTTATTTTTCCGCAGAACGTGCTCTTGAAGGTGATTGGGTTGGCTCAGGATTAGAATTAACATCTGGTGTGGCCGGAACTTTAGGTGGTGTTACGTTTGGTGCTGGTACTGCAGCATCTGTTGCAATAGATGTTGGATTACTAACAAGAGACATATATCAAGCTCTTTATGGTAAATTTCCTGAAGATGAGACAGATACATCTGTAAGAGATGCTAATATGACCGCAATAGGAACATCAATTACAAAAGCATTTAATGATTTTATTAGTAGTGCACCTACTCCACAAAGACCTGAGTTTAATGAAGAAACTCGTGAAAAATTAATGGCTATCTATCAAGCTGCCCAAGGTGTAGGTGAAAGAGCACAAGCATTGCGTAGTATAATCGGTGAAGATGTAATAGCCGGATTAACACCATTATTACGCCAAAATACAAATCGTAATGGAAGACAAAGTAATGTAGCTAGAGAAGGTATGGCAAGAGTATTAGCAAGAATTGAACCATTAGTAACACAAAGAAGTGCTCCATCTGCTAGAACGCTAGAAATTCCACCGCCAGCATCACCAGCACCACAATCATCAGAAACACCAAGCACACAAAATAAAGATGATAGTGATGGATCCGGCGATGGGGGAGAAGAAGGTGGTTCTGGTAGTGATGCCACACTTAAAGAAGAAACACCAGAAACACCTGATGCAACTGCAATAGCATTAACAGAATCTCCTGATAAATCACTTAAAGAAGAAACATCAGAAATACCAGATGCTACCACATTTAAAGAAAAATCACCAGAGATACCAGAAACACCTGATGCAGCTGCAATAAGACCTGATACACCACTTAAAGAAACAACGTCAGAAACACCCGATAAATTAAAAACACCAGAAAGACTCGATGCATCACTTAAAGAAGAAGCAACATCTGATACATCATTTAAAGAAGTGACACCAAAAACACCTGATAAATCAATAATACCTGAGAAACTTGAAGCAATAATACCAAAAATACAAAATAAAGATAAAAAAAATAATAATTTAGATGTAGATACTATTAATAAAAATTCTATGATGTCTTTAACGTTGAAAGAATTTGAAAGAATTAATTTTGAGGCAAGACTTATTAAATTTGAAAGTACAGGATTACAATCTAAATTAACAGAAACTGATACAGTACAAAATCGTAGTAGTGCTGGTGGTGGTTTTGCAGGTATAAGCAATATTTCTGGTTCTGCTAGAAATATTGCTGCCGGTGCAATGGGAAATATTACTACAGGTGATGGTCGAGCAACAAATGGGTCTGCAGCCAGGGCATTGGAATTTTTTCAATCTAAAGGTTGGTCATTAGCTCAAGCAGCAGGTATTGTTGCTAATCTGGATATTGAAACTGGAGGGACTTTTAATCCTGCAGCTGTTGGTGATGGTGGCAGGGCATATGGTATTGCTCAGTGGCATCCTGATAGACAAGCACATTTTCAAAGTTGGGCTGGTAGAAGTATTCGGGGGTCTACATTTGAACAACAACTTGAGTTTGTGCAATTCGAATTAACAGAAGGTCGTGAGAAAAGAGCTGGCAATCGTATACGTCAAACAACTACGCCACAAGATGCCGCTGCTATTACCGATCAATTCTATGAAAGATCGGATGGTACTGCACGTGAACGCCGAATTAGACGAGCTATTACGTTAGCTGGTAATGCAGCACAAGATGCTACACAAACAAATCAAGCATCTAATACTGGCGCCAGTGGTTCTGAATCACCACAAGCTGCAGCTCAAGCACCCTCAACAGGTGGTGGAAATGGTGCTGCTTTATCACAAGCTAGTACAGGTGCACAAGCCGATACACATAATCATGGATCATCAAATGGAGGTCAAAATTCTGCAGCACCTGTGGAACCATCACCATCAACTGGAGCTGATTTAGCTCAAGCAGGTACCGATATGATAGCAGGTGATCAAAGACAAGCATTGAATCCACAAGGAATGATTAATAATAATGCATCACAATCACCAGGCCAACAATCAGAATCTCCTCAATCCAATCCAAGAGAACAGATGTCATCAAATGAAATACCTCTTCGTAATAGATTAGAATCAACATTTAGTTATAGATCATAAGAGTAAAAAATATGGCAAAAAAACCCGTAACACCAAAATTAGCGGATGTGGTCAACAGTCCTGAATATAAAGGGATGAGTGATTCTATAAAACAACAAATTGAAAATGCTTTATTAGAAAGTAAAGGAAAACAACCTTTACCAAAAACTAGTAAAAAAGCTATTTCTGCTGAGGAAATTCTTGCTAATCCTGCTATGGTTAAAGCTATTAAGGAAAAAATTGGTGAGGAAGCAGCCGAAGATTTTATAAAAAAAGCTGATGAAAAATCGAAGATCGATGATACCGATAAACCTATTGTCGTAGATAAACAAAATAAAGTTAGAAAAACAAAACAAAAAACCAGAAAACAACAAGAGCTTGAACAACAAGAAAATACACAAAGATCACTAAAAGATTTTATCTTAGGTAAAGGTAGTAAAGCATTCAATAAAATGTTTCCACAATTGGGAGCATTGATGGGTGGTGTGTATCGCGGTGGTGATAGATCGGCAAATAATAATACAACTACACAAACAAACACATCATCCAATATGAGTGGCACTACTGCAATATTATCAAGTATTGTTGATAGTCAAAAAACATCAATAGATATATTACAACAAATACTCACGGCAATTAAAGCTACACCGAGAACACCACCACCCACAACTGGACAAAATCAAACACCGCCTGCATCAACTCAAACTCAAAGATCACAATCTGGACAAAATCAAACACCGCCTCCGCCAGCTTCAAATCAAAATCAAACACCATCGCCTAGACAAACACCACCTGCATCAAATCAAAACCAAAGATCGTCTACTACACCACCGGTTACAGGCCCGCGTGCTCAAATGAATCTTGGCACTGCGGCTGCTACTGTAGCAGGTGGTGCTGCAATTGCTGGTACTGGTTATGTCGCTCAACAAGCTATTACAGGTAATAGAGGAAATACAGAAGCTGAACCTATAAGAGAAGAAAGTGGAACTTATAATCATCGTGGAACTGGTTTAACAACTATCAGTGTTGAATATTCTAATTCTGGCGGAAAATATGTTATTGATAATAGGGAAGTCGATAGAGAAACTTATTCTAATTTTAAACAATTAATAAGACGTGCAGAATTAGATCCTAGATATTTGCAATATTTACAAGAAGCTAGAAGAGTAGCAACTAGAGATGATTTTCTCCCACCAGAGACTGTAGCTACAAACAGACTTACCGATGTAAGAGCTCAAGAAGTGCGGGAATTGCTGCAACGTGTGCAAAGATTGCCAGCAACACCGGCACCAGCAGCAGCGCCAGCAGCAGCGCCAGCAGCAGCGCCAGCAGCAGCGCCAGCAGCAACACCGGCACCAGCAGCTACTAGAGCGCAAACGCCAACACCGGCGGCTACAGTAAATCCTGCAGATGCAGCAAGAGCAAGAGAAGAAGCACTAAACGCAACAGCGCAACGTTATCAAGCCAGCGTTGAAGAAAGAGCTAGTGTTGAAAGAGAAAGAGCAGCACTAGAAGAAAGGTACGGTCAGACTGATACCGAAATAACTGTTCGCCCGCCACCTGGTTCAAACGTTCGTTTCAGATACCAAGCAGCTGCATATTCAGATCCGGAAGCTCAGCGTCAACATTTAGAATTGATTCGACGCGAAAGTCGAGCTGAAATACAACGAAAAGCATCTTTTCGCTCCGCTGCCAGAAACGTTGCAAGCACAAGAACTGATGATGGTTTGGTTAGCGAAGATGCAGATGTAACTCCTGAAATGATTCAAGCATTGACTACGCGATATGGTTACACATCTGAACAACTTCAAAGATATGGTGGTGGACCAACTCAAGAAAATTCTGTTGAAGTAGGTGGAATATATTACTCAAATAGAATAAGAAGTCTTTTTGACGATGAATTGAAAAAAGATCTAGAGCGTAGAGCAGCTGCCGTCCAACAACCAGTAACTCCAAACAACAACCCCGTTAATGGTTCTGACGAAGGTGCAACACCAGTCCAATCAGCAACAGTAACTCCATCCCAAAATGTCACACCAACACCAGCTGCAACACCAATACCATCTGCTCCTGGAACAACGCATGATATTACAACTGGTATGCCGATAGGAGCACCAGCGCCAGTTGCTACATCAGCAGTGGTGAGTGCCACTCCAGTACCAGTAACTGCGCCAGTAGCAGCAACAACAGACGCAACTAGAGCGCAACCAACGACGGAGCTTACCGATAGACAAAAAGCTTTAATTGAAAGAGTTTTAAGATCACGAAAACAAGAAGATGATGATGAAATAAGAACAATTGCTGAAAATCTTGTCAAAGCTACGCCGAATTTTGGAAATCGAGATGAATCGGGAGTATCTCCAGTCGTAAGAAACATGCAAGAACAAGCAGATATAGCAAGTTTAGATTCTGCAATTGATTCGGAACAATTAAGAAGATCTGGTAATTCGGAAGGACTGTTAATTGCAGGCAAACTGGTGTTACCTGGTAGACCATTAACAAGAAATCAAATGACGGTGCTCGATAATGTTGGTGATCAAAGAGTTAATAGATATCCATCATTCGTTATTGATCAATATAATAGACAAAAAAGTGGAAACGCTACGCCGGAATCAGCAGCAACGCCAGCAACAGATGGCACAGCTATAGCACAATCTTCAACAAACGAAGTTGCGCCTAATACTCAACCATCATCAGCTCCAGTATCTACTAGATCTGGCATCAGAATGGGTAGAGAAATAGGCGAGTCTTCAAGAACAGACACACCACCATCAATAACAGCAACCACAACAGAAACTCAAACAACACCAGCGCCAATAGCTACACCAATAGCGCCACAACCACAACCAGCACCTGTTGTAACATCTGGTAGGACATTTGACCAAGGATTAGGATTAGCTCCTACTTCTGAGAGATCAGTAGCAACACCGGCACCAGCAGCACCTACGCCAACACCAGCGCCAATAGCTACACCAGTTACACCAATAGCGCCACAGCCAGCACCAGCTACATCAGTTACTCAAGTTAGATCAACAGAAAATGTAAATCTTCAAACTTTTAGAGAAAAAGATCCAGAAGGATTTCAAGAATTTACAAATTTTGTACGTAATAGACAAAGAGAAATAGTAAGAGAAGAAATACAGAAATTACCCGCAAATGCAGATCCTGTTTCTGCTTCAATGTATAGAACTTCAATTGAATCACAAGCTCGTAGTGTTGCACAACAAGAAGGTATTGAAAGATTTAAAGATAGATTAAATGCTGCCGGTGCTAGATCATCACAAACAAGTATTAATGGTAATCCGGTTACAAGACCGGATGATGCTACACCAACGACTTCAACAACCAACACCACTTCCACTACATCATCGGTGCCGAGTGGCGGTATTAGTAGAATAGGCAGAGAAATAGGTGAGTCTTCAAGAGTATCCACATTAGCACAAACCCAAAGTGCTGGTATAGAAGCGCAATACAAAAGTATAGAAGATGCTACACCATTAAAATCTGCAAGTCAGGAAGCAGAAGAAGAAGATTTGAGAGAAAATCGTATTCTAAACTTCAAAGCCGATGAAATATTTTTCAAAGCTGATAAATTTGAATTTGAAGGCGGTGAAGAAGACGAACAAGATGCTAGTAAAACTAATAGTAATAGTACTGGTGGTGGAGGTGGTGGGGGTGCTGATGCAACTCCTGCACCAAATACTGCTTCTACCGGTGGTGGTACTGGCAGTGGATCCAGCTCTTCTGTGGGTGGCGCCAATCCACCGGTCGTATCAACCGGCGGCGGTGCCGGTAATACTACCGGGGGAGGCACTGATGCAACTGCTGCGCCCACTGGTACTTCTGGTGATACAGGAGGTGAAGGTATTAATGGTGCTACGACGGGTGGTAATACAACAACTGGTGATGCGGCACAAGCACCCAATCCTGCTGCAACTGCAGGACTTAATTTCGCACCAGGTGTAGATCAACGAATAAAACCAGGTATAGCAGATAAAGTAAAAGATGTTCAATCTGGTTTTGGTAAAGGTTTATCAATTACTAGTGGATATAGAGATCCTGCTAGAAATGCAAGGGTCGGTGGAGCTTCTGGTTCTAAGCATCTAACCGGTGATGCAGTTGACATTAAATTTGCTGGTAATCAAGAAGATACTATTAACTTTATTAAAGCAGCTTCTGCTAAAGGTCTTGGCGGTATCGGTGTTTATGGACCAGGATTTGTACATATTGATACTGGTGCAAAAAGAGTTTGGGGACCAGATTATCGTGCCGGTAGTATACCAGCTTGGGCAAAAGCAGCACTTAATGATCATATGACAGGACAAACAACTGCTACACCTGCAGGATCTTCTCCAACATCCGGTGCAGCTGTTGCAGAAGCTTCAGCGCAAAATGATATGTCAATAAGATCACCATCCTCAACACCATCAGTACAACCACCCAATTCCGGATCAGCAAGTCAAGCTGCGCCATCTGAAAGTTCTTCAAATCCAATTGATCCTAATAACCCAGGTCCATTGGAACCATCAGATGCCGGTCTAAGATATGCTAGACTATTTAGTATGGCGGCATAAAAAAGGGAGGCTTTCGCCTCCCTTTTCAGTATTAACTTGCAAGTCGCTTAAAGAATTCCAAATCTTCACCATCGTCATCATCTGTATTAGTAGATGGTGCCGAGCGAGCAGATGCTTCACGTTGAGGTGTTGATTCCTTCCAAGGAAGTTCATCCTCATCATTCTGCTTCCGATTAGCTGCGGCCTGACGAGAACCAGCAGGAGTACTTTCGTCAAGATTAAGAACCTTGTTCAACTTAGCCTTAAGTTCCTCATAGGTCTTAAAGTTAGAAGGAGAAAGGAATGCCTGCAGTGAATGTTCTTGCTTCCAAATAGCTTCAATTTGATTATCATTTTCAAAAAGAGGAGCAGCAGAAGCAAATTCAGACTTATCGTAGTTACGATAACCTTCGACATTACGAATCTTAAGCTTGAAGTTAGCACCAGCCCATGGATCAAATGGATTCATCGGTTGTTCATCTGCAAACTGAGGATTCATAGCTTCATTGAGCTTATCATAAATCTTCTTACCAAACTTGAACAGCTTAACCTTACCGTTATTTTCAGGATTAGCTTGGTCTTGAATGATATAGATATTGCTAATAAAAGTCAACTTACGCTTTTGGGCACGCGCCTGTTTACGCGTAGGTGAATTATCATCCTCAGAAATATTCCAAAGCTTAGAATTCAATTCACCGACCGGATCGGTCTTACCAAGAGTTGTAAGAGAGTTTTCGATATACCAAAGACCAGTTGGGCCCTTGAATCCATGTTCGAACACGCGAATGAACGGAACATCTTCTTCACTGGGGGCTGGGAGGAATCGAATAACTGCAAAACCATTACCGGCCTTGTCTACATTAGGATACCAGAAACGGTCATCACCCTTACTGGATTCACCTTGTGTATTGAGTTTAGCAAGTTCTGCGGTAAGCTTTTCAAGTGAGTTCTTACCAGAATTCTTCTTGAGTTGTGAAAAGTCCATGTGTATTCTCCGTGTGTTTTGTATATTTGTATAATTGTATGTTTGTATATGAGAGTAAACCCTCATAACTATTTATAGTACCATTAAACAGAGAAAATGTCAATCAATATTTTTTGAATTTTTTCTCTGTCATACTTAATGAATGGTGTGTATTTCTTGATAAGAAGTTTAATCTCATCCCATACAACATCACCATCAAGCTCTTTATCCCAGTGCTTAAAACATCTGGAAATATCCACCAATACACACAATGTTTCTGCTGATATAGAATCACTACAGAAAAGCTTGAGCAGTACTGGGTGTTGATTATCTCTGACTATGAAATTTTCATTGAATGTTTCATCTAGTTTCTTAAGATCACCAGAAACCATATAAGTTAAAGATTGACTTCGTTTCAACCAGTCTAGATATGTTTGTTCGGCTGATTCATCATAAGCTATTTCACGAATCCAGCATTTAGGATTCTGTATAAAATTGGCGAGCATAAGATTATGCGCGTCTCTATGCTTTGCAACTTTTTCAAAAAAGAATTTATCTTTGCGCTTATTAAAAGAGTCTACACTCCCGGATACCTTACCCTTATATTTAAAATAGTCATATCCGGGAGAGTTGAAATGATTTCGAAGGGCCAAATAATCTTTGTACACTTCGAATGAGGTCATACAGGCAACCGTGCAGTCTTCTTAAGAATATTTAGATTCTCTGCTTCACATGTGATATTAGAAAGAATTGTAGGATCTTTCTTAATTAGTGATGCAGCATATTCGGGTTCAAAACTATTTACATCACACCAATGAATTACCGCATCAATAAATTCCATTCCCTTTTCTTCGCATAGTTGTCGAATATCAGTCGAGAAATTAACATTTTTATTAATCATTAGATAGTAACTCCGGAAAAAATTTAATTAATGCTCTATTGAGAAAATGAATAAATGCATGATAACAAAAAATCCATAGAAAAAATAGATACATGTAACCAGAAAGAAATGGATATGCCGTATTATATGCTATACCCACAAAAACAAAACTGAGTAATAGATATGCTAGACCACCGAGTTTATGACGTTCTGGAACTTCCTTTGTCATACACTATTAATCCCATAAAGCGCAGTAATACTTAGCAAAGAGACGACGACCATTCGACATTCTTTCGCGATGTGCAGCAACCCCTACTTCATCAACCGTAAAGGTATCCTTGGGACCTTTCTTCATCACACCATCTTCAACAAGAAGATCAGACTCACCGCTGTAATATTGCTCTTCCCAATTTGACATATGCTGTTCGAATGTCCAGATCATTTCATCAAGAACCCATTTCCAACGAGGAAGCCAATTTTCATCGGTATCACCTGAGTTCTTTTGATCTTCAGACAAGGCGGGAGCAGAAATAACCCGAAGATCCAGAGGTACGTCCTCATCATCCACAAATGGTGCACCATGTTTATTCTTACCAAGCTCCTTGAGCATGGGAGCAATAATCATTGCTAGTGTGTGATCCATAGACCAAACATCATAGTCATCAATATGGATATTGAGCTTGCGTTCCTTAAAAGTATCTACCCAGCGACAGAACCGATAAAGAGCCGTATCAGTGCCATCATTGTTCTTTGCCAACCAATCGCCAAGTTTTTCTACTTGATCGGATTGTTTATCTTTCCAGAAAAGAATACGTTCGGCAATCTGATATGGACCAATAAAGTTTCGGTAAGGACCAAAATAAATTTTCATTCATATTCTCCTTCATATGTGCAAAAAGCACTGATAACTGTAGCACCAACATTATCCAAAACTGTCAATGCTGATATAGCATCCCCGATACACTGACTAGGTGTGGTAGAAGCTAAATGAATATTCTTTACTTCTCCATTAAAAAGAAAAGTAATGAAGAGAAATGTAAAAAGCATTTTATGTCTCCGGTTTATTTGTTTTAAAATGACTATGATTATGGCAAGTTCTGCGATAACCACCATCATCTATAGGGAAACCGCAATTTGCGTAATTATAACACTCAGGTTCGTCACAGATCAAAAGAGCAGACTTGAGTTCCTTGTTATCAAGGTTTTGTTTCTTGACAACTTCAGCAATATTTTCACGATATGAATAATCCAGTTCGTTTGTGATATTCATACCACCTGCTAAATACAAAGGTACATATGCATCAAAATCAAAACCAAGACGATCATAAATCAAATATCGAAATGATCCTGGATTTTTTCCGTGTTCATCAATCTTACTGATGACCCATGCAGCAATATCTAGCTTAGTTTCATTATCATATTTTGAGACTAATTCATCATAGTCAATATTTTCGAACATATATCACCTCTTGAAATGGTGGACCCGGTAGGACTTGAACCCACAACCAAACCGTTATGAGCGGTCCGCTCTGACCATTGAGCTACAGGTCCAAATATTGGCGGTCCCGAGAGGATTCGAACCCCTATCGTACGGCTTAGAAGGCCGATGCCTTATCCCTTAGACCACGGAACCAATATAGTTATTATATCACACTTTTGAATGGTTGTCAATCATTAATTATAAGATTCTTGCAACTGAAAGACAGACCAACGAACACCTGGATTGCTTTCTGGCTTAAAGACACTGGCATAAGAGTCTTTACCACCAGCAAGACTGGGAACTGTTACAATGAAGCATCTTTCCATAGCACCCCAAGGTGTCTTAACTTTCTTATAATATCCATAAGAAGGTTCTAGACCATCTTTCTCGCCTTTCTTATTATAGCGATATCCTGGTACTTGTACTCGTTCACCATCAATAATAACATAGTCAAAGTTGGTGGTTTTATCTCGTTTTGCCATAATATTATGCCTTCAAAAGAACTGTATTTTCGTTGATACGGTGTTGTAGAGTTGCTGTTTTTAACTTTTCCAAATTCTTGAGAAATGCCCTACGACCACTGCGGAAGACCATTTCAATATTTATCTCGGTATTTTTAGCGATCCGATAAGTTTTGCTCTTATCCTCATCATAATTTAGAATGGTAGTACCTTTCACATCCAGACCTGATTCGGTCAGGGCAATAAACTGTGTGAGTGTCTTGTACTTTGTATTAAACGTCACCAATTCGCTAGAACCCAGGATCTTTTCAGGATTGATGGATACCACCTTAAAGTCTTTACTTTCGGCTTGGAACTTTAGATCCTTAAGTTTCTTATCAGCTGAAATTGTTTTCTTCTTACGGACGATTTGCTTCTTATTCGAAGCATGGCGCTGACAATCCGCCACGATACCCGAGTAAAATGCCGCCCTCTTCTTCAACTCGGCACTGGTATAATGGTTATACCCCTCTTTGACCTTAGTGCTGGTAAGAGACAGATTAGCCTCTTCGACAATTGGTGCGTAAAATTCCTCAACAATCTTTGCTTGGTTCGAGGGAATCTGTTTATTCTGCAGCCATTCATACATGGATAATGTCCATCCTGACTTATCTATGGCTTCCTCAAACTCACCGATAAAGTCGGATATTTTAGTGCTCGGTTTACGAACCTTAACAGTCACTTCCTCAGAGACTGGTTCATCAGTAATTTCCAATGCTTTATTCAGGGTCGACTTGGAAAACATTTCCGTCAACCGAAACCTAAACTTTTTTACATGGGGCATTTCAAGAATACCACCACGATTTAAAATTCGAGCATACCAAGCAGCTGTAACACTAATCCAAATATCTGGTACCGTTTTCAGCATTTCAAGATTAGTATCTTCACCTTGAATTTTGAAAAAATCTTGAAGATACTGACGAGCATCTGATCTGGTACACATATAATTATACCAACCAAAGATCTTGGTTATAGTCATATCGTCAAGTTCAACAATACCCTTGACAACCGGTTCTTCACCCATGAACTTCAAATCAGCAATATATTGTGCGGTTTTACCTACACGTTCATTCTTTTTAGGTTTGGGTTTGGTTAACCGGGCCATCGGCATATCCTTTTCGATTTATAAGTTATAATATCATAAACTATGAGAGTTGTCAACCACTTTTTTATCTATCCGCTTCATGGTGTTGGCGCTTTCAGGGATAATAAACGCCTCAAATTCACGACCCCTGGTAACATATCCCATTCCGTATGCCATCTTCTCAGTCGAATCACCACTCAATCTTTGAGCGATGATAGCAGCTGTGAATGAATGGTTGGCAAAGCCGATTTTATAACAAGGACCCCAAATTTCAGCGTTCAAATCATCAACATACTTACCACCGGACTCGCCACACTCACAAGTCCTATCCATTTTTTTCTTGAGTTTAACTAGATCATGACACTTTTCACAGAAAATAAGCTTCATCGAACCTCCTTTGCTGTGGTACTATATGAAATAGTATTATCCCAAAGATCTAAATTATGCTTATTTCGAAGAGCTCTTACATTACTATCAAGAGCAAGATTTTGTGCGCTTCTATCGTTAAGAGCCCAGACCTCTTGTTCAATCTTATCCACAATGGTTGTTTTTCTCATAATCGTGGTTACAATGAACTTCTTGTTGTTCTTGTTCTTCTTATGACGCTTGATATATTCTTTCATGAATCCATAGGGTCTATTTTCCCAAATGTCATCAAGATCAGTACGAGAAACTTCCATGTAATAAATCTCCAAAAGAGGGAGGGTTTCCCCTCCCGGTTGATTTAGGCTGCTTCCGCCATTTCGATAGCGGTCTCAAGAGCACGAACCTTGAGGTTCTTGTTCGAACCATACCAGGCAGAAGTCATCCTGGTATCGGTAGAGCGGCCGATGAGGTGATCGGTCATATAGGTAGTGGCATTAAACGCCTGCCACCAGGATCCCGCAGCAAACTCAGCACCAGGTTGAGTCTCGAGAATACCAAGAGCGGTACGAGCATTCTTGGTGATATCCGAGCGCTTGGCATTTTCCGAGGCAGGGAACACACGCTTGAAGTACTCAACCACGTTTTCATCACTGTAGCGCTTAGAGCCGAGGAACTGAGCCATTTCTTTGTACTGGGCAAGCTTTTCGGCGGCAACACCAAGCATCAGCTTAGTCTGGTCACCGTTAAACTCACGACGGTGGCTGATCTTGACCATACGCTCGACCTTGGTATTGAGCGACAAAGTCAAGGTGTTGTTACACACCACACGGATCGGAGTGAACCGAACGTCGGTGCTGCAGCCATACTTATGGAAATTGGTGAAGTGCAGGTAAGAGTCGACCTTATCACCACCGAAGAGTTCGAACGAATCCTTCACCTTGGCAAGCGCCCAGACGATCTTGCCGTCACAGAGACTGCCGGCGGTATGCATTTCCATATCACCTTCGGCAATGAAGTCATTAAAGAATTCAAAGGCCTCAGAGTTCTGCACAGGATTCCAGTCCTCGGAAACCACATCAATGATCTTTTCGTCGCTAGAGCGAACCAGAGCAGACCAACCGACATTAACATTCTTGCCAGCAACCTTAGCAAAGGCAGGGACCTTATTGACTTCCCAATTCAGACCAGCTGCATCAAGCATCTGTTCCGGAGTGAGGTCGGCAGGGACCCGAGTACCCAGGCCATGCCAAGGCACATCGCCTGCATATGCCATCTGAGCCTTACCGTCAACCATTTCGATATTATGAGCCATTATATAAACCTTTCATATGATGGGCGATATGCCCCGTTAATAAAGTTATTATAACAAACTTTGAGGGTGAAGTCAACCAAAAAATTGCGGTTTTCAAAACTTTTTTGTTAACGTTTTTTAATCACCCACATCTTCAAAAAATTGTTCTCTAATATGAAATTCACAATCAAGCATCTGACCAATATGTCTAAGTTCAAAAACTTCCATGAAGTTATGATATGCTACCTGTTTCCTAACTTTTATCTTAATAGCATGCTCAACATCATTCATTATATCAGCTATGGTTTGACTACACATTTCTTATATTCCTTTATATTATTCACATTGTGTCATTACTGATTATAACACAACCATATGTCACTGTCAACAAAAAATTGCACAAAAAAAGAGGGTGATAACTTAATACCACCCTCTGAGTTAAACCCAATATGCTTTAAAAACTAAGTGCGGAATTCCAAGTCTCGAAGCACCTCGGGATCAACACCATAGGTCCAGGCATTTGCCTCTAGCGCAGTCTTGACAGTAGGTGGCACCGGAATAGCAAACTCACGACCAGTACCACAAACAACACGCAGGAACTGTTCTTTACCAATGTCAGGAATATTCACTTGCAGAAGAGTACCAATCTGTGGATCTTCATCCTTGTCAATAACCTTAGACTTAAGTTCCTTAAGGATATGAACCCAACCAAGAATTTCACAAGCAACTCGGCGAAGTTCCAGGTTTTCTTCCTTAAGAGCAGCCTTAGCGGTCAGTTCCTTCTTATTAGTGATCCAGAACCACTTATCACGGCTCAGACGAACACCATGCCAGGCAAACACCATGGTACCGTCCTGATATTCAATGGCGGGACCATCCTCACAATGCAGACGATTCTGATCATCAAATCGGATATACATCGGGAACTCTTGAATAATAGCAAAGTCCTTGTCGACATAAGTCCAGCAAGCAACTTGAGCATATTCAATCAGCGGTTGGACAATCTCAAGATCCAGATCACAGACTTCCTTGAAGTAAGCATAGAAACTCAACCAAGAACTATCATGAGCGCCATAGATCATGGAGTTCATGAATTCGGTAGAAGTACCATCAGGCTTTACGGACTTATAGATCTTATAGGCATCCATAGGTCCGGTAGCATAAAAGATCTGAGCAGGGGCTTCAAGTTCACGGGAAGTGTAGCACTTAGCGAGTGCCACCTTAGCTTCCGCAAAATCAAGAGCTTGAGTACGAAGACCGATTTCCAACCAGCGGTCCCGATATACAGGAATTTGCGCCAGTTGGTCCTCATTCAAACTAGTAATCACATTATCACCTTTACATTATATAAGTGGAAAGCTTCTAAAAATGAAACCTAAGATCAAAGATCAGTCGGCAGCCTTACGGAAACCTTCGGCAGTATATTCGCGTTGACGGCGAACCTCGTAGGTACCGGGTGGGACCATAATAGTCTCGTGAGTATCGAAAGACCGAAGATGGTCAATCTGAGTATCTTCCTTGACAAGAAGGAACATCTTGTACAAGTCAACATTCTGAGAGTTAGACTTATCGGCAGGAATTTCGAATGCCTCGACTCGAGTTGCTTCCATCACGTGATTGTGCCCAGTTTCACTGTGAGCGACAATTACCTTGCCATTCTCAGGAGCAACGGGAACAACACCCTCGGGGATATTTTGAATACGCAGGATAATGAAGTCACCCTGAGCAGCCATGTTACGCATAATCTTCATAATATAGTCTCCTTGTTGAAGGGCCAGCGCCCTTCCTGTTGGTTATAATGATATTATATATGGTTTTGGTGAAAAGTCAATCGGTATTTTTGAACAAAATGTTTTTAGCTTTAGTGAGAGCATTCTTCGTGTCTGTAATATGACCTTTTGAAACAAAATGACCAACTTGATGTGCACAGTCAGTTACAGTGAATAGTGCTGTAAGAGCATCACGAAGTTCATCTCGTTCATCTAGCAAGGCCAACATATGTGTCTTCTCGACCATAATAACAGTTGGACCTTGCGTGACAAGGGCACGGAATGTTTCTGTATCTGTAATAGCCATTATTGATTCTCCATAACTTTTGTTACATGGCGGCACTTCTTATGGAATTGGAATCCAATACAAGTGCACGACCACCGTTTAGTACGACCATCTTGTCGCACAGTATAGACTTCATCAGTCTTAGATGAAGTCACATTTAAGACCTTGTCGACAGTGACCTTCGGTTGTTTTACCGTAACACCACCAATAGTCAAGATCTTGTGTCTAGGGATGTAGTTAAAGCCCTTGGTCTCACTATTCAGAATGGTCAAATCTGCAACAGAAGTCATCCACTTAGGAGTGGGTACAACAACCCCACGAAGAGTCAGTGTAGGTTGTGCCCTATGCACTGAACACGGCGCCATAGCATAACGTGCGGAAGCATTGTCCAACACAACTTCTACGACTGAACCTTCGGTAGGGAGTTGCATTTGATATTAGGCCTTTACGGTAATCCGTGCAAGAATTGCTTGCACTGCATTGTCAACAAGAGCATTTAGTTCAGTCTTGAGTGCGGTCTCAAGAGTATTTGTTACAGAAACACTACTTTGTTTCACAATAAGGCGAGTTGGCATTTCAGTTGGCATGCCATGCCATGCTTGTTGTGTACCGGTCGAACCCTTATCCCAACCATAATAATCTTTCCACTGCTTAAGCCAATGTGAATAGGTATTCACCGCTGTGGTTGTAGTCTTATGATCCGCAGTATTTGAAAGTAGACCGACCTTAATAAGAGCCTCTGGTCGTGACAGATGTGTTTGCTTAAGAACAAACATGTATGAACTATAGTTCTTGCTCATAGACGGTGTAATATTCTTCATAATATAATGTCCTTTTCAATTTTGACCATCATTGGTCTGGTTAACATAGTTATTATAACAAACTTTGGTGGTCGTGTCAACCAGAGATTTGTTACAAAATGTTAATCTTCTAGCTGAGCACAACCACCGTGCTTTTCAACGGTCTCCAGGATTTTAGCGATTGGCACCCAACCAAAAACACAGTCCTCATCTGATGGGTCATCACCCATGTCCTCACGCCATTGACGAAGTTCTGGCACTGGCTTGGTAGGAAAACCTACTTCCATGGAAGACCACGGGCCGACATGAGACCGCGGTGAAGAGTAATGATAGGAACTAGCCTGGACAGACATCCTGAAGCCATCACGGCATATCAGAGGCGGCATTACCTCGTGACTCAGATTACCGAGAACGGCTTTGTCTCGCATACGGGTTATGTAGGCTGATAGAACATCCATAGTAAATCTCCTGTTTATAAGTGGATAATACCACATCCACCAGGTGATGTCAACGAAAAAATTATTAACTTTTTGTAATATCCTCGGCAATCTGATTTTCTAGGCTTATATTGTACAATCGATCATAAATTGGCATTTGCAACTTAGCATATGTCTTAAGCCGAACGTTTTTTCGAACAGATTTATGCAATTCGAGCATAGAATTATTCAATACATCACTCAAAAGTACATCAATGGTAGTCTTCATAGTTTAGATTTTCCTTAATTTGTTCATCAAGTAGTGTATAAATGTCATCTATAAATGCTGGTTCAACATGACGAATTATATAACCTCGAATACCATCAGCAAATATACCATGAGATTTGTGCCAAATAGAATCTGATACATCATCTGCCATAATATTACGCACTGTTTCAGTCATTTTATACATAGTTTATATCCATGGTTTAACCAAATAAACATACATTGTGATATTAGTATCGGATGTAAACATACCACCGGTATAAATTTCACATCTAAGCATAACACCTTCTTCTCTTGCTTCTTGCTGTAGAATATCTCTAAGCGTTAAAACATCAGCATAAGAATATGCTATATTAAAAGTCTTATGATACCAACCACAGTCACCTAATGTTAACCAAATAGCATCAGTATTCATCATTTTCTAAATCCTCATAAACTTGATTCAATACTTGATCTTCAATTTTAGTAGCGATCACAACAAAATGATTATGCCAAATCTTATTACGAACTTCCAAGCCACTCGACATTGCCGTTTGTTTCCAGGCAGTATCTGATACATCACTATGCATCCGTTCAATCGTTCTATTACCGTACATCTCGTAAATCCTGATCCACTTGTATATACACATTATCCATTACCGGTAGATTCATACGAACATTTAACACTATATGCCGCATGACCTCATCGGTTGCATTGTCCCAAGTTTTACCAGAGACTTCTTCTGCAACCTGGCCTCTTATTATATATCGTATATTTTCCTTAGACAATCTCTAGATCCTCATATATCTGATCATGAAGGTTATATCGTAATTCAAGTGCAATTTGATCACTAACAGGCCCTAGAGTCACACCTACAAGTACTTCCTTGGATAATGCATCAAGATACATATCGAGTGAATGATGCATTGATCCTATAATACATGTAGTAACTTCAGACATCATCTAAATCTTCGGCAAATTGATCCAATAGAGGTTCTCTGACATCAATTGTAACTTGATAACCCAACTCATTCCGTGCGTCTATCACATAATGGGTACCTTTCCCACGTGCTTCTTTCCATACTATATCCCCGGCTATGTCTGATGCAGAACGGATTTTTTCACCAATTGTCATGTTATGCATTATTCATATCTCCTAGACTTATTATAACAAAAAACCCGGTACTTGTCAACGATTAAGTTAACAAAACCGGGTTTCTTGATATGATACATCATATCTCTATAACATATCATGAAATTATGTTAACGATCTAGGGCTTTTTGTACTTCTAGTGTATAAACCCACGCTTTCATAGCATCATCCCATTCGTAAACAGAATTCCACCAATCCAACAGCTCTTCGTGCGTAAAATAGTACCTAGGTTGCACCCACGCTATTCCAAGATCAATATATGCGGCCGAGCATTCCTCATACAAATCCCTATGGGTGAATGAAGCTACATCATTAGAAGGTGCAAACCTTCCTTGAGTGTCAGTTACCATGACTTTTTGTCTCCGTGTTCCTCGTTCCAATCGTATCCAGCCATATATTCAGCAATTTCCTCTTCAGTCACGCCAAGAACACAGTCTCCGTTGTAAGTACCATTTGGATACCAATGAGGATACCGTTCTCGACCATAATAACTGTCAGCACTACCGCGATCATAGAGGCTACCATGACGATTACGTTCAAAGGAAGGGCCTAGGCCCTTCAATGCCATGGCTTTCAATGCTACAACGGTTTCCTTAGGCATCTTCTTCTTCATATGTTCTTCATAGGCAACCCAATAACCCTCTTCCCATTTCAAGAACAAACTCAGGTCAGTGTCATAGTTATAGGGATTGTCGAACAAATGACGACCACGCTTATAATCATCATAACCACTCCAGTATGGATCAGTCTTCATCACATATATCCTCCACTACTTGCGACTTGATTACAGGTGTGTCAATATACCTATTGGATGTGCCAGTTTGAAACAATACATGTATGATATCTTTACTGTTATACCGTCTTATAACATAATTATAAGCCTTACTAGTATCTTTAATTGTTGTACTAATCACTGAGCTTTACCAATAGGCTTCACCTCTAGGGCTGCGCGGGCTTGTTTTAGTCGATCTTCAAACCATTCGCCGAAATCCTGAACCCAACTATCATCCAGCAAATCCTCCAGTGCCGCCCGCGGCCGCGCATTCTCTGAATAGAGCTCTTCCAATTTCGTCACCTCCACTGGCACTACTTGTACCCTCGACTCACGGATTTTAGCAAGGCCTGACATTATTGCAATTTGTGTTTCATTCATAATCACTTATCTTCTTATAGTAATCACCAAAAAGGTCAAAGCGTCGCACTTTGGAACCCAACTCGTTAAGCTTAAACCGTAGATCTTCGCGCTTTACAAAGCATACGTGAAGGCATCCACCGCCGTTATATTCTATTCTAAAAATGTCTCCTAGATCAGTCATCACTTATCATTCTCCTCTAGGAACTGTTCAATACTGTTCTGGGGGTAATTCACATCCGGGTAATCAATCCTAC